TTTCAAAGGCTGGTTGCATAAATGGCCTTGCTGGCATCTTGGACGTTCCAAACTCAATAAATTTACCGTAAAATATTTTACTATTGTCTGCCTTGTCTACACCTACCAATATATATTTCATCCCATCTTTGGTCTGGACATTGCTTGTTTTGAGCCCTTTCCTCAACTTCCCTGTTCTGTCAACGAATTCACTCGTAGACTTTGCATCAGCAAGTACAGGTTCAGCCGCCGCTTGAAGCGCAGTATTGACCAGTTTATTTACATTTACATTCATGGCATTTAATCTATTTATCAGGGCATCAACACCCTCCAGGGATATTTCGCTTGCCATCTATACCACCACCAATAATGCTTTGACTTCCATAAATTTATGTTCGAATTTTATGTCATCAATAAAGGTGATGTTATAAAATGAATTGTTGAACTTAATCCTGAACAGTTTAGTAGTATTTGGGCCCTCAGTGTTTTTGGTAGCATCCAAGTCCTTCAGGTACCTTATAATGTATCTGATTGTATTTTCTGCATTTACAGCAGCAGCCTGAAAGAACTCTCTGCCAAACAAGTTGTTTGCCGAAGCCCAGACTGTTTTATAATCCGTCCATGTTTCTACCGGGAATCCGTTAGCACTTTCACTTTCGGTTAATTTTTGCAAGGTTATCCGGTTGAACAATTCCCCCGTATTCATACTGTAGCCACCTGTGAATATTTAAGGCTACAAAGAATGGTTTCGATTGAAAAGTCAATTTTAGTAGATTTCATATTTATGAAAGTTTCCCGGTTTTCATACCAGTGTGTTACCAATAACCTCACTACCAAAGTGTAAAGATCGTTTGCATAGTCTTTAACTACGCCGGCATTTGCCAAATAAACTTCGGCTGCTAACTGCAGGCTGCTAATCAGGGCATCCTCTTCCGTTCCATCAACTCTTAAAAATAGTTTTAATTCTTCTAATTCCAAACTATCCCCTCCTTAAAAAGGAGAGGGCATATAGCCCTTCCTATTTGATATAATATGTGTCTACTACTGTTCCGTTGAGTGTTGAGTTAAGTTTTATTGTATTTCCGCTTAGATTTACTGCATCAACTGCTACGGTTGATTCAGTGCTCTCTTTTGTATTATTGAGATAGGTCACCAGTACAGTATTATGAGCGAGTCTTGATGGCAGACCCAACTTCTCACCGAAACCGATTGAAACGGTTGCCCCGAGTCCGTCTGCGGCTGGCACAGTAATACTTGTTACTGTTTTAAACGCCTTTGAGCCTTCGACGGCTCCTGTAGTGTTAGCAGTAAATGCTGGGAGGGTTTCTGTTATCGCTAAATCCTCAAAATTTGTTCCGCCAATAATTACTGCAACGGCTTTGATGTCTCCGGAGGTTCCTCCTGCTGTTGCTGTAATGCTTCTTGGCACCGAAGGATTAGTTATTCCGGTTATAATCACATCTAATGGTGATAAGCCTCCGGAAAACGCTACTGAACCTGACTGGCCGGTTGCTATTGCTGCCGTATCCCAATTTCCGCCAGCTGCACAAGTTACTCCACCAACTGCTACACCGCCAACAGTTGTTAAAGCTCTTATTGCTGCCTGGATTAGTGATGCGGTGTTCTTTGCTGCGGTTGTATTAGCAAGCGCTATATTAATTGTTTTGGTCCCGTCTGTTTTTGTTACTGCCAAAGTATCACCTGCTGCTGTTGTCAGTAAAACATTTAAACTGTTGCCGGTTGATCCCAGCACTACAGTTTCTGTGATTGTCAAAATATCAGTTATCGCTGATGCTGCTTTAACCACTGCCGCCGCTGCTACATTTATAGCCGGACATGCTTTAGCAACGTGGATTCCGTCTGCTACTGCCGCGGTTGCCTTAGCTGCGGCAACTTGGTAGTGCATCATTTTTGCTGCCACTGCATTTTTACCAACGGTTATAATTGCAGCATCTTCGTAATGTATCTCGCCGCCGATTACGGTTCTGTTTCCGCCTTGGTCTTCATAATTCTTAGGTATATATGACACAAATATCACTCCTTATAAAAAAAATTTAAAAGGGTTTTTACACCCTTTGGTTTAAACTATTGTTATCTGTCCGTAAACTACAGCGCTTGAATCTGCAATTTCTATATCGTCTCTCACTATTGCTCTGATGTCTGTTCTGTTGTTCTGGAATGATGTTCCGCCAAACTGTGTAGCTAAAACGCTCATCTGCTGTCTGTCAAATATAGTACAGAACTCTTTCAGGTCTCCCATGAAAATCGGTGCCAGTGTTGCTACTGTAGGCAACTGTTTGTTAGTTACTACAACAACCGGTTTTCCAGCCAACAGTTTGCCGCTTGCAACGGTAACGTCTGACTTAAGGACGTACTCGCCGTCACCATCTTTCAGAGTATCAAGGTAATTAAATCCGTCCTGGTTAGTTGCAACTATTGCCCCAGCAGCTAGCATTGGATCGAGTGTTACATTTATAGCCTTTTTGATGCCGTCAAAATCAACAATTGGAACTGGTGATAATGTCTTTAATTTTGCGACTATCATCGCATTTCTTGTAGCTATGGATTTCCTTAACAACCATTTTTCAAGGTAAGCCATCAAGTTCTGGTCTGTATCGTTCATAAGGTTGTTTGGTACTGGCAGAATGCCGCCCTTATCAACGATAGTGTAGGCAATTGGCAGGAACTGTGGAGTTGATGCAGCTGGTACATCACTGCCTTCAGCAAAAGTTGCGAAAGGTACTATGTCAGCGTATTTCTCGATTACTCTTGATCCAGTAAGAGTTGAAACCGGCTCAACATTTACATAGTTCTCAAGCAAAGGAAGATCTCTTTTGAGTTCCATTATTCTTGTCTGGATGTCCTGCGGTATAATAAATCCGCCATCAGTTCCGGATGTTGAAGATAATGCAGCCTGTGTATTTAGCAGGGATGCTTCTTCCTCTGTTAATTTTTTGCCCTTGAAAGCTTTGAAGAATACATCCTTGTATTCGATTTTGTTCTCTTTTGCCTTTGGCAGTTCTACTGGAAGTTCAAGAGCCGCCTGAGCGTCTATTTCGGTCTGTAGATCAGCCTTTTTCTGCAAATTTCTGACTTCATCCATCATTGCCTCTGCATCTACCACCTTGTTTTCAGCGAGTAATGCTTTTACCTGGTCTTTCTTGCCGTTTAACGCTTCAAAAATTATTCTAAGTTCCTTTGTCATTTGTATATTCCTCCTTAAATTTAAAAATTAGAGTTGCAATTCTAACTCTAATTTCTGTTTTAGTATTTTATTTTGTTCTGCCTTGTCTGTAACTTTGATAAATTTAGGTGTATTTTTATATTTGTTTAGGATTTCAAAATCACTTACGCTTGCCGCAACAGCCTTTTCTTCTTCAACAACATCGCATAAACCCAAATCCATGCATTCATTTGCTGTAAGCCATGTTTCAGCATCCAGCAGCGCTACTAAATCCTCTTGTTTCATGCCGGCTGCTTTTGCTAAATATGTTTCTTGTATGCTTAGACCAATTTTATCCAGATCATCAGCCATTTTTCTAAAGTCGGTAGAATTACCTTGTGCTATGGACCATGGATTATGGATCATGAGCATTGAGTTGCAGGGCATATGGATTGTATCTCCAGCCATCGCTATTACAGAAGCGATAGAAGCAGCCAAGCCATCAATATGCACATTTATAATTGCTTTGTTTCTTCTAAGCATGGAATAGATGGCCTGCCCTGCGAATACATCGCCCCCTGGGCTATTTATATACACATTTAGGGCACTTATATCTCCAAGTGCATCCAACTCTTCCTTGAAGCCAGCTGGTGTTATCTCGCTGCCATCTGAAAACCAACCGCCCTGAGAGTTTGCTATCTCTCCATAGATGCATAATTCGCCTTCGTTATTTCCCAGTGCTTTAAAATTCCAAAATTTCTTCTTTGCCAAATCTTCTCACCTCCCTTCAAGGCATAAAAATACGTTAAGGTGTCTTGGTTGTTGAGTTAGCCTTCGACATTTGATATTCATCCACAAGGGAGGCGCTGACATGGTTGAGATCGACTCTGTGAGCATCGCCTTCAGGGCCTATACTGTCTTTATCCTCTAGTTCAAGCACATCATTAATGCTAAACGCGCCGATACCAGTCATTGCTGTATAGTATGCTGCTCGCCCGGCTGAATCTGCTCTCATGGCGTTATCCATGTCGAATTTTATATAATGTCCTTTGTCTTTAGGTGTTACAAAAAGCTTGTAGCCAAACTCTTCCTCCCAACACACCACCGATGGCTGAATACAGTCTTGTATAAAGTCCATTGATTGCTGCTCTATGTTGCTAAAGGTCGCATTTGCCAATTCCCCGATTTTATGCGGAGGCACGTTAAATATTTTTGCTATCTCACCAACATTAAATTTGTTTGTTGCTATGAATTCGGCGTCTGCAAGCGGCATGCTAATGCTGGTATATGTCATTCCTGCATCTACAACTGAAACCCCACCGGCGTTATCGACTCCACCGTTTGCCTTTTGCCACTCTGCCCTTACCAAGTCTTTTGCAGCTGCTCCCAGCTGTGCTGGTGTTGTAATTACGCCTTTCGTACTGGTTCCGTTTTTATAAAATCCACCTATAAACTTATTGGTTGCCTGCATTACCCCCAGGGTTTCTCTCGCAACCTGTATGGGACTTTTACCTTTAACCCCGTTAAGGCTCAGATAAGGCAGTTTAATAATTTCACTTTCCTGCAGCCTCAGTGTTTGATTTTTAAAAGTAGTTATATAGGTATACAAGCCAGTTTCAATGTCTAAATATTCGCTGGTGCCGTCAGGTGGCAATAGCCATAATGCCTTTACTCCTTTTCTGTCGCTCTCAATATAGATATAGGCTGTACCCCATAGGTTTTGATGCACTGCTATAGTGTGTTTAAAATTAAAAGGTGTTGTGAACTCATTCGGCCTTGTTTCCAGCAAGTACGCTACTTGATGTGCCCTGTCTCGCTCCCTGCCTGTCGGTGTGGTCTTAAAAACCTGCATAGGCAGCTTTGCTATTGCATTGGCTTTGACATCTATGCACGCATAGACTGTTGCAATGTTTAAACTTGTGATAGATGTTATCGTTTCGCCGCTTGATGTCAGTGTGTTCCCGCTAAACAGATTAATAAACCAATCGGCCGGGTTTATAAGTGAACTTGAATCATTTTTAGCGTTTAAAAGTTTATTAAATAACAATTTTTAATCACCCCCCTTCAAAAAATGTAAAATAAAAACACTTACTAAACAGTAAGTGCTAATTGTTGGCAACTATCTTTGTAGTTTAAAAAATAAAGAGAACCAGACTGCAATCTGATTCTCCGTGAAACATAGGCAGGTTGGTACTCCTGCATCTCCTACCGCTAAGGTTGCAACCTTAGCGAGGTGGCGGCGACCTGTTCCGCCCTCTATGCTTCCAAAAGGGCTACCATGCGTATTATATCTCCACCACCGATGTTATCATCTAGACCATGGAGTTGACACCTTGTACTTCGGCATCGTAACGTGGCTCTGGGGCACATTGCTAAGAGGTGCGAGCGGGACTTTTCGGTGAAAGAAACAGGAGTTACACCTGTATCGGCGACGGTTATTAACCATTGTGTCGCCACCGTTTATTAGACGGCTGCTGTTCTGTCAAGCTTCTATTCTTTCATGTAAAAGCTTATGACTTTCGTCATTCAAGGGCATAAGCTAAACCCTGCTCAGTTTATTAGGTCTGGCAACCCGCAATGTGGTAAGCCGCTCCGGAACCCACATCCTCTCGTCAGAGGTTCTTACTTCGTCCTATCCTCTCAAGGATTAACTATTCGGATGTTTACTATATTGCAAGTATTAGTTGTTGCTTGTCGTCTTGGATGTTTAGAAATTCAAGTATGAACTTTTCTCTTTTTTTGTTGTAATACCTATGTTTTGGATACCATTCCTTGAAGTCTTTAACACCTTTGCTGCTGTTACAGCTTCTGCAAGCAGGGATGATATTATTGTGAGTGTATTCTCCATGTTTGCTTAAAGGTATAAAATGTTCTTGTTCTAACGGATGCTCTTTACCGCAGTATGCGCATTTATTGTTAAAATGAATCTTTATTTTTTCCCATTGCTCAATTGTGAGGCTTGCAAATAGTTGATTTTTTCTTGCTCTTCGAGTTTGGCGGATTTTGCGATATATTTCAGGGTTGTTTTTTTGGTATTGCTTGCCAAGTTCTCTTAGTTTTATTTTGTTTTGTTCATAATATTGGTTCATATATTCTGATAGTTTTTCTTTATTTTCTTGACGCCATAGTTTCATACGTTCAGATTTATGTTCTTTATTTGCTTCACGATATTGTTTTTGTTGACTTGCTGATCTTTCCTTATTCTCTTCATACCATTTAGTTCCGTATTGCTTGTTATATTCAGCTACATGTTCTTTATTTTCTTCACGCCATAGTTTCATACGTTCATTTACGCTTTCTCTGTTGGCTTCATACCATTGCTTATATTGTTTTGTTTTACAAATCTTGCATTTCTTTGCAAGGCCATCTTTCTCGCTTTTCAGTTTCCCAAACATCTCAACTGGCTTTTCAATTCCACACTCGCTACAAACTTTAGTTTCCATAATTCTCACCTCTTAAATATATTATAACATAATGTCCAAGGACTTGCAAGGACTTTTAATATATAGTATGATATGTTCGAGGTGATATTTATGGCTAATAAAGATTTAAAAACAAGGACTCCAATGTCTAATGCTATCGACACAAAGTTGTTTGATGGATTAAAAGCATATTCTAAAGAAACAGGAATTCCACTATCCAAATTATTAGATAAAGCAATAGAACTATTTCTAAAGTCTACTGAAAAGTAGGCTTTTTAATTTTTGGGTAGCTTTCTTGCTAATAACAGCCCGAACAATAAACATATTATTCCTACTAAATAACTGCCAGCAATTTTGTTTACCCCATAAGTCGTGGATATAATAATTATTACACCCGAAAGAATAAAAAAATCTTCCTTGTATTTGCCAAGAATTGATAAGACCTTTAACCATTTTTCCATATTCCACCTCACTAAAAACTGAATCCTTCAGAAAGTATATACTTGTTTAAGTCAATTACCACTTCAGTGCTTATTCCTCTGACATGAGCATTAATTAAAGCAGCTATAGGATCTATTCTTTGCACCGCTTTTCCCTTGTCCAGCATTATGTTTCCGTTGTGATCCTCTCTCGTTATTGCATTGCCTATGGCCCATGTTAACACCGGATTGTTGTTGTGGATTATATTTCCCTGGTAAACTTTTACTCTAAAATCCTTTGTTGGCTCCCCAAGTGTAGGTATGCCCTGCGGAATATCCACAGGAATGAACTCCAGCTTTTCAAGTTCATATCTAAGCCAGGTCGCTAGGTATCTGTCATAGCAAGTTTCACCTTTGTCCCATCTGTTTTTTTCATATGTTTCTACAATATGCTTTAACACGTAATTATAATCTACCGTGGCACCTGGTGTTACAGTTATCCATCCCTCTCTTACCCAAAGGTCATACGGGACTTTATCAGTCTGCATTTTAGCTGTGAGCGTGTCCTCCGGGATGAAGCTGTGCGACATTACAGCTTTTCTGCCATCTTCCAGCTGTATTTCGTAGCTTACGCTGGTTAAATCGAGTATTGCGGACAAATCTATGCCGGAAATAACAGACAATCCGGTAACATCGGGCCATGGATTTTCTTCACTTGCTCCGCAGGCTCGCCATTTATCCATCTGCATATAGCCGTTATCCTTTTGCTGGACCCATATATTAAGGTTTTTAGTCATAAAGTCAGTCATCTTTTCAGGTATATCTTTTGCAATTTTATAATCCGCCCGCATTGAGTCAATGCCCACATCATAGGTCATTATAATCGGATTCGATTTCTTCCAATTTTCTTCGTCTCCTATGTTGTCGTTTTTATCTAATTCGCAGATCATGGTAAAATAAGCGTCATTACTCATGGATTGATTTAAAAGATTGCTGCAATATTTATATTCCTGCGTATAACATGGATAACTCAAATCTTTTCCGGCGGTAGTTATGATAAACAGCAAGGGTTCCGGCCTCGCCTTCATTCCTGTTGCCATAACAGAGTACATCTCATCCGTGGAATGCTGGTGGTATTCATCTATGCACCCAAACTGCGGATTACTTCCGTCACCATCCTTGCCTTCCTCTTTGCTAACAGGCACCAGTATGCTACCGCTTTTAAGATGCTGGATAGAATCCCTTGTTACCCTAAATTTGTTTTTGAGAGGGCTACCGTTAAGCATCAACTTTGCTTCCTGGAATACTATTCTGCTTTGTTTCATTTTAGTTCCAAGACAAAATGCCTCCGCAGCGTTAACCCCAAAGGCACTTATTTCATATAAGGCAACTCCTGCCATCATTTGTGACTTAGTGTTCTTTCTGGCCACCTCTATAAATGCTTTTCTAAATCTCCTGTACCCCGTGTCCACATGATACCAACCATAGATATTGCACAGGCATAATTTTTGCCAGGTGTTTAAAATAATCGGTTGCTTTTCCAGCACGCCCTTTGCGTGTCGGAGCAGAGCGAACCATTCGACTATTTTTACAGCCTCATCCTCTATCCACTCGTAGGGAAAGTCTTTTGTGTTTTGATTTTCTACATCTCTTAGAAACCTTTGGCAAGCTTGTATTTCTTTTTCACAGGCAATTTCCTTGCTTGTTATCCTGTCGTTGCAATATCCTCTGAGCTCATCAAGTATGGTCATTAGATATTCCCGAACCTATTCTTCAACGGATCTTCTTTTGTGGGTTCTTTTTTAGGTATATTTTTAACTTTTGCCAAAGGGTTGAGGAACAATCTATCCTCCATTTTTATCAACATATCCATTTTCTTATTAATAGCCGATTCTAATTGCAATTCTACATTGGACATCAAAAGCTTCTCAATGTTTTCTTGAAATTCTTCAGGAAACAGGCCCCCGTATTCTGCCCAATCTGCCTGCAAACCACAAACACTATTCCTGATCTCACATAGATTCAAGTATTCGCTGTGCGTCATGCAATATCTTGCTAATAATCCTGCATCACCACTAGAAACAAAGTCAACATCCTTATAAATCTTAGTTATTTCTTTCCATTTTCCATAAGCATTTGCATTATTTTTTATATAACTAGGACATATCAATTTGCTGTTTCCTAGTTTGATTTCAGTCTCTTGTCTTTTCTGAATTTCGGCTTTGGTCAAGTGGCTGGGGTTACCTCCAGCTATGTGCAGATTAATTGGTTTTGCATTTCTACCAGCCATAGCCGGTCACCTCCTTTACATTAAAATGGTCAGCTTAGTTAAAACCTAAGTTGACCATTTTTGGATTCTATTAATTTATTTCCTCTGATTATGTTACATCTTAAGTGAGTAGCTCTAACATTCCCCTTTGTGTGGGTACCACCTTTTGTAAAAGGTATTATGTGGTCTATGCTTGCTGACATAGGATTGGGATAATATAAATTTTTATCAATCTTTTCACCACAAATAGCACATTTCCAGTTATCTTTTTCATATAGATCTAAGGGATCCATGTGTTCATACTCAACATGGAATTTCTTTGCTTTTTTTATATGTTGCATATCGCTAACTACACTTTTATATTTAGGCATATTTTTATCTTCAAACCCTAAATGCTGGCAAAAACATTTTCTTGAACAAAATCTGTTAGGCCTTTTGTTCTTTCCAACAAACTCTTTCCCACAGTGCTCGCAAATAGCCTTATGCTTAGTTATGTCCTTCAAGAAACATTTATTCGAACAATATGTCCTGTTTTCGGCATTGCTTTTAAATTCTTTACCACAAAATATACATTTATGAGTGTACTTCGCAACGCTTTCCCTATATTTATTTTTACAACTACTCGAACAATATAGATTTCCTCTTTTCCCATTAAATTCCTTACCACAATTTAAGCATTTTTTAATTTCGATTTTATTGTTTGAGATTAGTGCCGCACATTTTTCTGAACAACAAATACTTTTCTCAAGAATAGTTTCAAAATCTAAACCACAGCTGGGGCATATTTTTTTATATTTAGGTTTTTCCAGTTTATATCTAGCATGTTTTTCTTTGTCATATTGTGCTTTATTTATTTTCGAACATTCATCTGAACAACATTTTTGTCTGTTTATTTTGCGATCAAATTCTTTACCACATATCTTGCATATTTTAATTATTATAACCACCTCTTAAATATATTATATCATACTTTTGAATACTTTACAATAATACAGGGCAAACTATAATAAATTATGTTACAATATAATTGAGGTGATAAAAATGGAAAAGGTTAAAACATCAATAAGCATAGATAAAGATGTATATGACAAAATAAAGGAACTTGGCGAAAAGGAAGATAGAAGTTTCAGCCAGCAAATCAATAAAATACTGAAAGATTACTTAAAGTCTACTGAAAAGTAGATTTTTTCAATTTTCCGAAAAATTCACATCCCGAAAACCGGCGAAGCTAATTGACCTGTCGATCCTTGGGGCTTGTCATTACAGAGATTGAAGTGTGGGGGGTATGTTCAATTGCCTTTATGAATCTTGTTGTGGCAACTATTACACAGGCTCACAAGGTTATCCAGCACTAGCCTCTTACTGTAGTCTTGTTTAATCTCCTTTATATGATGTACTACATCAGCAGTAATCACTATCCCCATTCTCAAGCACTGTTGGCACAACCCATGATCTCTAGACAAAGCCATTGACCTTACCTTGATCCACGCATTGGAGTTATAAAATTTTACAGACTGTTTATCTCTGTTGTGATCGTATTGTTTACGATTGTCATACTTGCTTAGTGAGTGTTCATCGCAGTATCCACTAGAGTTCCTTGTTAATGCTGTACACTTCTTGCATTGCTTCAAAGGTCTTAGCATCTTATATCTTTAGACTCATCTGATTTGCCTTACCCTGCCATTAACCTTGCAATATGTATGGTTGCTGTCCATGCACTCTCTCATTCCATCATAAGTATTGACAGGTATCTCCATGTATTCGCACGACTGCTTGTGTTCGCACTTCCTCAAAGGGTGACAGTAGCACTCAGGCCTGCCATGTTCCCACTTGATATATAAGACTATATTCATTGCATCATCTCCTTGCATAAAAATAAGACACCAGGCTTATGGGCACCTGGCGTCTTGAAGGGATATCTCTATTCTAATTAGAACATGAATGTGTTCGGTTTTTTCGGTCAATTTAAACAATTTATAATATATTTGAATGACTAAAAATAATTCAACCTCAGAATGTTTTCAATTATATCTAAAGTTAAGTGCTTTCTCGGTATATCTAACACCGCAGATTCAACACCTATTCCATCGCTTTTAAACTCCAAATCTTCTTTTTTAATCAAAAGAGCTATATTGTCAAGTTTCACATTACTAAATAATGTAAGACTTGAATCCCTTAGTTGAAGCACTCTGTAGTTATCATCCACTTCGCCAACTATAATAAATTCGTTATCATATTTATTGAAACTAACTTCTGACAGCCACTTGTATGACTTCGAATCCTTTTTAATCTGATAAATATTAAATTCTAAATCCATATTGCTTTTCTCCTTTCATATTATACCTACAACCTTATTGTTCTTCGTCAACCATCTGTTATGTTTTTGTCTCGGGAAACTTTCGTCATATTCCCCAATATGCCGCGCTACCTGATGCCAGCTCAGCCCGTTGATATAACGCAAACTCATGATCTGTCTCATTTCGCTGTCTGGTATCTCGCATATGTACCTTGATAGCCTGTTATACTCCAAGATGCTTTGCTCCTGCTTGAGTTCTATCAATTTGACAGTGTCCGCTATCTCGGACCGCAACTTATATATCTTGTTCTCATCTATATCTGTGAGTCCTTCTATCTTGATTGACCTCTGCGTATATGGGAAATTAACCATGGATCCCTTGACGCTGTCGGTTGCCGTCTCGTTCTTCACATCCTCCAGCGTCCTCCTGAGTTCATTAATCCTATGCTGGTCTCTCTCTATCTCCCTGTTCAAATGATACAGCTGCGATAGTTCTCCTTTTGTCAAATTCTTGTCCTCCTTATGTCTTGCTCGTGGTTGCACACTTTGCAGTAGAAACACAATCCATCTGGAGCGCTTTTGTTTTTCGAGAAGTTATCTGGTGTTAGCCATCCGTTACAGCACAAACAATGTTTCAAGCCCTCGGCCTTATTAAGCACTGTCTTTATCCTCATCATGCCCTTAACGCTTTCTTGATTCTTAAGACCTATGAACTCTATCTCCTTGTCTATGGCCTCGTTTATTTCTTCAATACTCATTCTCAGCCCTCCTACATATTCATGAATTCGCGTATTAGCTTCTGTCTTTCAGTCAACTCGCCTTCAGTCCCAGTCAGATACCCGGATGTTGTGCTAAATATTTCTACAAGCTGAGCTATCATTTTCAGCCCCGGCTCTGTGTAGCCGTTTTCCAGGTAGTATATATCCGTTTTGCTTATTCCTAACATTTTAGCAAGTTGCTTCGGTGTCAATTCCCTTTCAATCCTTAGATTCCGTACTCTCTCTCCAAACATTCTTTTGTACATTGTTTACCCTCCTTATTGATTGAAACTAAACACATAAGCACAACTCCGATGCTACACCCGATGCACCCCGATACTGCACAAACCGCGACTATAAGACCAATCATTCTTTTTCCCCTTTGCATTGATTAGATCCCGGTTTAAATCCTAAATCAATTACTGAATCGGTTGCTGATACAAGCCCATCCTCTGTCATAATTACAAATGTTTTATATTCTTTTTCGTTTATCGTATTTCCGTTTTCGTCCAAATTTCTGATGATCATTACTGTTTTTTTAGAATTCATTTTTTATCCCCCTTACTTACAATATTTTTGTATTGCGCACTAAAACCTTCTTGAAATTTGGTAAATTACGTTTACTGTTACGCTGTTTCCGGCTTGTTCGCACAATTCATTTTCGCTTGTAATCTTCAATGCCTTATCTGTTAATTCGTCCGGGAATCCTTGTAAACGCATTCGTTCTTTAGCATTTAATATATGCAAATTCCCTTCATAGTCACATACGCAGCATTTTGTTTTCGCCCTGGCTTTTGGCAGGCAGCACATGATTCCATCAATCATATAAAATCTGTCTTGCTGACTACACATTCCTTTTCCGCTTGTATCTGCTTGAACACTTTTAAGAATGCCATGTGTTGATTCTTGGATAGGGAAAACACTTCTTTTCTCGGTGTTTCGATTATGTCCAACAATGTACACTCTTTCCCTGTTTTGTGGTATTCCGAAGTGTTTAGAGTTGAGAATTTGCCACTCTGCATAGTACCCGATTTCATCCAGTTCAATGAGAAGTCTGAGGAAGTCAATCCCTCCGTTAATACTAAGTAAGTTTTTAACGTTCTCAATGAATAGAATTGAGGGTCTATTTTCTTCTTCTGTATCTCTAATAAGTCTTGTAACTGTGAAAAACAGGCTTGAACGCTTACCACTGAATCCCTTTTGATTTCCTGCGATTGATAGGTCTTGGCAAGGGAATCCGAAGCACCAAATGTCTGCTCCAGGAAGTTCATTTGCCCTGACACTTGTAATATCTGTTCCAAACCATTCCTCCTTTTCTGGATCATGTATTGCCACATAACTTCTATTTGCGCTTTCATCAATTTCACAATGCCCCAGGCATTTATGGCCTGCTTGTTGCATTCCCAATCGAAAACCGCCTATTCCACTAAAAAAATCCAAAAATGTCAACTCTCAGCCTCCTATGTTGTGCGCCATTATTTCATAATCCGGTTAAACAAATATGCATGTTTTTCCTGTTATTTTTGCATACTGGTGTTCAAATTGTGCGCCTTTACTGTCCTCCCAGCCCTTTATGAAGCATACTCCCTCGCATACATCTATCATTGTGGTACATACCTTCATGTATTCGTGG